CAGTTTTAGACTATATTGATTTATATAAAAAATATACTTATAAAATTAGAGAATCGTATCGGTTAGATTATATTGGTAAAGTTGAATTGGGTTTAAGAAAAGATCAAGATGAAGTACCAGGGTATGAGTTATATAAAACTGATTATCAGAGGTTTATTAGTTATAATATTCGTGATGTAGAAATTGTGAAAAAACTTGATGATAAAATGAAGCTATTAGATTTAGTGATTACTATGGCTTATGATTCAGGTATTAATTTTGAAGATGTGTTTTCTCCTGTTAAGACGTGGGAAAGTATTATTTATAGATTTCTTAAAAAACAGAAAATAGCTACTCCTGCAAAATCTGAAGAAAGTATACCAAGAGCCATTGAAGGTGGTTTTGTTAAAGAGCCACATATTGGATTACACAAGTGGGTAGTAAGTTTTGATCTTAATTCTCTATATCCTCACCTTATCCAACAGTATAATATAAGTCCAGAAACTTTATATAAAGGAGTTGTGTCGGAAGAATCAAAACATATTGGTGTAGATGGATTGTTGGAACAGAAACTTAATACTGATTATCTTAAAGAGAAAGATTTAACAGTTACACCAAACGGTACACATTTTACAAGAAAATTACAAGGATTTCTTCCACAGTTGATGCATAAGATGTATAGTGATAGGGTAGTTTATAAAAAGAAGATGTTGAAGGAGGAACAAAAATTAGAAAACGGAGATTATAAAGATAAACAGAAAGTAATTAATAATATATCTACATTTAATAATATTCAGATGTCGAAAAAGATATTATTAAATAGTGCTTATGGAGCTTGTGCAAATAAATATTTTCTTTATTATTCACCAGATTTGGCTGAAGCGATTACAATGTCGGGTCAATTGTCAATTCGATGGATTGAAAAGGCAATAAACAAGTATATTAATAAATTGTTAAAAACAAAGGATATTGATTATGTCATTGCGGTAGATACTGATAGTGTATATATCACGTTTGATAAATTAGTTAGTTCTGTATTACCAGATGAAACAGATGCTACAAAAATTGTTGCCTTCTTAGACACGATCAGTATTGATAAAATTGAACCTTTTATTAATCGTAGTTATCAAGCTCTCCATTTGTATATAAATTCATATGCACAAAAGATGCAGATGGGAAGAGAAGTAATTGCAGATAAAGGTATATGGACAGCAAAGAAAAGATATATTCTGAATGTTTATGATTCAGAAGGAGTTAAATATAAAGAGCCCAAGTTAAAAATAATGGGTATTGAAAGTGTTAGGAGTTCTACACCTGAATGGTGTCGAGATAATTTACAGTCATTGATTAAAACTATTATTAATACAGATGAAAAAACAGTAATAAGTTGTATTGATGATTATCGTAAGGTATTTAAAAAATTGAGTTTTAGTAATATAGCATTTCCTAGATCCGTTCGTGGCCTTGACAAGTATACATCCTCAAAAGACATTTACATTAAAGCTACACCTATTCATGTAAGGGGTGTTTTACTTTATAATCATTTTTTAAAAGAATTAAATCTTACAAATAAATATGAGTTAATTCGTAATGGTGATAAGGTTAAATTTGCATATCTTAAAGAACCTAATAGAATTGGTGAGAATGTTATTGCAATTTCTCATGAATTACCAAAAGAGTTTGATTTAGAGAAGTATATAGATTATGATTTACAGTTTGATAAGTCGTTTCTTCAACCCGTTAAGAATATTTTAAATTCTATTGGTTGGAAACACGAAAATGTTGGTAGCCTTGAATCCTTTTTTTGAAAGAAATATATGACCAAATACATTGTAGATATTGATGGAACAATTTGTAATCAAGAACGACCAAAACCTAACTATCTAACAGCAAAACCTCATATGGATAGAATAGAAAAAATGAATAAGTTGTTTGACGAAGGACATGAACTACATTACTGGACAGCTAGAGGTAGTACTTCTGGTAAAGATTGGAATGATTTTACAAGACAACAATTAGCAGGATGGGGAGTTAAATCAACTTCTGTTAATTGTGGTAAACCTATATATGATATATGGGTAGATGATAAAGCTATTAGTGATGAAACATTTTTTAAGGAATAATTATGTGGACATATAAATGTAAATCAGGATTGTACAAGAGTGATACTTTAACATTTTTATTATTTGCTATAGTATCACATCGGTTTTCACATTTTATTAAGGGTGAAGGATTCAATGACTAATAATGAAAGGAGATAAATTATGGCGGTAAAGGATTTTATTAAACAATTGATTAAGGAGAGCAATAATGATATGGCGTCTGTTGTATCCAGTGGTATTATTGGTGATTGTAGTACTTTTATATGTACTGGATCTTATTCTTTAAATGCTCTATTATCAGGATCAATGTATGGTGGTGTTCCATCAAACAAAATATCCTGTTTTGCGGGATCAGAAGCAGTAGGTAAAACATTTATTACTTTAAGTATTGCAAATAATTTTCTTAATCAAGATAAGGATAATATTGTAATCTATTTTGAAAGTGAAGGTGCTTTAACAAAAGATATGATTGAAGAACGAGGACTAGATTCAAATAGGATCGGATTGTTTCCTGTAGCAACAGTAGAGGAGTTTAGAACACAATGCGTTAAAATTATTGAAAATAGTAAACGTGCAAAAGGTAAAATAATGATTTTCCTTGACTCGCTTGGAAATCTTTCTACAATGAAAGAAATGGGTGATGTTGCGAGTGGTTCTGATAAAAGAGATATGACACGAGCTCCAATGATTCGTGGAACATTTCGTACTCTTGCTTTGATGTTGTCAAAACATAATATTCCATTAATTATCACTAATCATACATACGATGCAATTGGTAGTATGTATCCAAAGAAAGAAATTTCTGGTGGTGGTGGAATTAAATATGCAGCGTCTACTATTGTTACTTTGGGAAAACGAAAAAACAAAGATGGTACTGAAGTTATTGGTAATATCATTAGATGTAAACTAGTTAAAGGTAGGATGACTAAAGAAGAGTCAATGGTTGAAATGATGTTAGATTATGCAAAGGGATTAGATAAATATTTTGGTTTGATTGCTATTGCTGAGAAGTATGAAATATTTAAGAAAGTATCAACTAGATTTGAAACACCATCTGGAAAAGCATTTGAGAAAACTATTATTAATGATCCCGAGAAGTACTTTACAGAAGATGTAATGAAACAACTTGAGGAAGCTGTATTTAAGGAGTTTAATTATGGTACTAAACAAAAAGAGACCAAGAGTGGAGAACAACAACCAGAAGACGTATGATGCATGGAAAACTTATCAAGCTATTTACGCTCATTTTACAAGGGAGTATGATTATTTCAAATATAATGGGAAATTGAATATGAATCAAGATTCCATGGAAAAACAATTTAGTAAACTAGCTGGTAAAGGTGGAGGGTGGTCAGTACAAAGAGCAATGTTCAATACTCTTGGATCACAATTTACAAATAAAGAAGATTTAGTATTTTTCTTTTTATCACAATTTACCAATGACATAACATATCCAGATAGATTTGATAGTGATATATATAGTGAGTATAAAGAGAGAATGAATAATTTTCATTTTCACTTAAAACGTGATACTGAAGAAATCACTAAGTATATGGATGAGTATGATAAAACATTTGATGAAATGTTTACAGCAGTGGGAATCAATCATCCACCTATAATGAAGCTTGGTTTATCTAAAACTATATCATTGGAAACATTTATTTCACTTGATCTCATGTTAGATTTTATGTCAACGATAGAAAAAAAATTGATTGATCCAGCTTCAAAGGACTATATTAAATTAGCAAGAAATTATAAACCGTTCTTGTCAATTAGTGTTGATAAAGAAAAACAAATAATTATGGATGTATTGATGAAAGGGTAATATGAGAACAGAGCAATTAATATTGGAGAATTTGATATATAATGGTCATTATTCAAGTGTTATTGGTATTTTTTTAAAACCTGAATATTTTAAAGATGGTAATGAGAAAATCATTTTTACTGAAATTCAAGAACATCTTACCGAGTACAATAGACCACCTACTGTAGAATCATTATCAGTAAAGTTATCGAATAGAAATGACTTAAATGAATTAAGTCTTAAAGGATGTGAAGAGCTCTTACATACATATAAAAAGAAAACAGATGATGAGGAATGGCTGTTACAAGAAACAGAGAAATGGGCGAAAGATCAAGCTGTATATAATGGTATAGTATCAAGTATTTCTATTTTAGAAGGTAAAGAAAAAACTTTATCAAAAGATGCTATACCAGAAATTCTTACACAAGCATTAGCAACTTCATTAGACCAAAGTGTAGGTCATAATTATATGGAGGATGGTGATGACCGTTGGGAGTTTTATCATAAAAAAGAATCTAAGATTCCTTTTGATATGGTAATGTTAGATAAAATTACAGCTGGTGGTATTTCACCGAAAACTCTTACAGTAATATTAGGTGGAACTGGTGTTGGTAAGACATTAGTTAAAACTCATTTAGCTTGTCAATACTTAAAACAAGGTTTAGATGTTTTATATATTACAATGGAAATGGCTGAAGAAAGAATTGCAGAAAGAATTGATGCTAACTTGATGGATATTGATATTGATCAATTATATTTATTACCAAAAGATAGTTTTCAAAAGAAGTTGAATAAATTAGATATTGGTAAACTAGTTATTAAAGAGTATCCAACAGCAGGAGCTCATACTGGTAATTTTCGTGCTTTAATAAGAGAATTGAAAATCAAAAAAGATTTTACTCCTAAAGTTATCATTCTGGATTATTTGAATATCTGTGCATCTAGTAGAGTTAAATGGACAGCAAGTATGAACTCTTATATCTATATTAAATCTATTGCTGAGGAAATTCGTGGTTTAGCTGTAGAGTGTAATGTTCCTATTATTACCAGTTCTCAATTGAATAGAGAAGGATTTGCAAGTTCTGATCCTGATTTAACTAATACTTCCGAGAGTTTTGGACTACCAGCTACAGCAGATTTAATGATGGCAATTATAGCAAAAGATGGAGATCCTGGTACTAAGAATCAAATACTATTTAAACAATTGAAAAATCGTTATAGTGATCTATCAGTAAATAGTAAGTTTCTGGTGAATGTTATTAAAAAAAGAATGAAATTAGAAGATATAGAAGAAGATTTACAACCTGTGTTAGCTAATGATGGTAGTAATAAATATTATGATAAGAAGACAGAAGCTGACACGGCATCTAATCCATTTGTACTAAAAATGAAGCCACAATCGAGAAAAGTTGACAATTGGAAGATATAATTAATCTTATAAATAGTCATGTAAATTATAAATATTATAAATATATGGTAATTATGAATGAAAAGATAAAAAAAATGTTCAAGGATGTAGTCAAGCAAAAGGGGAAATCTGCTAATGATAATTCTCTGCTTAGTTTGAATATCCACGCTAACGACCACGATAATGTATGTCCTTTTAGATCAATTCCGGTAGAAGAGTGTCCATTATGCATATTAGAGGATGTACTTAACCTATGAAAAACTTTAAAGATTTTATAACAGAAGCCCCAATGAGCGGCATCTTTAAAGATGAAAATGACATTAAACAATGGGCGAAGGACATAGAAAAAGGTGTTAATGTACCATTTATTGAAACGAGACTCTCGGCAGAAAAAACGGGTGTGGATAATTTGACTACTATTTTTATCTCACTCTCCTTTCAACCGAAAAAAGATTGGGGAAAATCAAAAACGGATGACAAAGTAGAAGGTGCGAGAGATTATGCAAAAATACGAGTTGATATGACTGGAATTATGGATATGCACCAGACCAACACATCTTGGGATTTTAAACTGAAGAAGGCCAAAGTAAAATCTGCAAAGGATGTCATTAGGAAACTTAATAACTGGATAAAGAAACCACACAAATGAAAAAATTCAAAGATTTTATAACAGAAGCAGTTTTTGATGACAATAGTATTAAAGGATGGCTGAAGGAATTAGACGAAGGTATTAATGCACCAGTTGTTAAAACGTCTGTATCTGATTTAGGAGGCACACCTACTATTATGTGTAAATTTTCTCTTGACGATCAAAAAGATTGGAAAGGTGGAATTTTTCAAAATTCAAGATATGCAAATTTACGCATTGATGCAGATGGAACTTTGGAAATGTTTCAAGCTAGTATGAAAGTTGGTATAAAGCGTTTACGCAAGTCAAAAATTAAATCTGCAAAAGATGCCATTAAGAAAATTAATACATGGATAGGAAAAGTC